CGCCGAAGGTCTCGGCGCCGTCCTCGACACCGAGAAGAACGAGTACTACCTCTCGCTCGTCGATGCGAAGGGCCAGGGCATCTTCATGGAGGGCGACGTTGACGATGCCCCCGTGGAGATCACGCGCGCGCTCGTCGTCTTCAAGCGGCCCGAGCCGACGAACGTGAACGACGCGCTCCCGATCATCATCCTGAACCTCGACGATATGTCGTTCAACGCGAAACGGCTCCTCGGCGTGACCGAGCAGTACCGGCTGCCGGCGGATGGCGCCCACCGCGTCGCGATCGGGAACGACCTCGGATGGGACTCCTACGAAACGCGCGAGCAGGAGTGGCCCATCGACTTCACCTACACCATCGAGTGCTGGTCGCGGTACAGAACCGTCGCAAACCAGCTTCTCCAGATGGCGATGGTCAAGTATCCTCCTTACGGGTCGATCAAGGTGATCGACAGCCTGAACGTCGAGAGGGTCTACCACACCTTCATGGAGGGAACGTCGGATCTCACCGAGGTCCAATCCCTCGTGGAACGCTACTGCGGCTACAGTCTCACGCTGCGCGTCGAGGGGGAACTGACGAACGAGAAGATCGCCTTCGATGTGCCCGCCTTCACCGGCAACACGACCCCAGCTTCACAAGGGGGTGGCGGTGGTTGGGGTGGAGGTGGTGGAATAGATCCCGGTCCGGGTGGCCTCATCGGTGATGGGCGACCCATCGAGCGGGTCACGATGACGGAGAGCGACGAATGAACTCGTACTATCAGGTCGTCGGCAGCGGTCCCTGGACGATCGACTACCCCCACGGCGACACGAAGGCCCATCTGCCGGGCGACGTGTTCGAGGCGCGCCCCGAGAACGCGAGCGTCGAGCGTGGCCTCCGCATGGGCCGGCTCCGCATGATGGACCCGCGCGAGGTCGCCGCCCTCCGAGCCACCAAGACGGCGAAGGCCGTGACGCCGACGCCCGGCCCGATCACGCCCGCGCCCAAGCCCGCGTCCAAGACCGCGCCCGCGCCCAAGCCGGGCCAGTAAAGGATAGGAGCACCACATGGCCGCCATCGAAATCCTGAGCCCCGGCGTCTACGGCTTCGAGGTCGCTCCCGCGAAGGCGAAGGAGGCGTTCTCTCCCGCCAAGGCCGGCTTCGCAGGCTGGACCGACGAGGGACCGTCGAACACGCCGATCGAGGTCCGCTCGCCGGAGGACTTCACCGGCATCTTCGGCGGGATCTCGACGAAAGGCGTCGTGCCGCTCTCGGTCGTCGCGTTCTTCGCGACGGGCGGCGAGCGCGCGATCGTCGTGCGCGTCGTCCCGGCGGATGCGGTCGCCGCGTCCGTGCAGGTCGATGCCTCGCCCGGCCCGACGAAGTGGACGTTCACCTCGCTCGGTGAGGGCGCCTACGGGAACCAGACGACGGTTCGCATCCGAGGCAACCAGAACTTCCTCGACCGCACCCCCGGCGCGGTCGCGTGGGACAAGTTCGACGTTCTCGTGATCCGGCCCTCGTTCGCGGACCCGACGATCCCCGAGACGAAGGAGACCTACGAGGCGGTCACGCTCACCGACCCGACGGCCGGCGACTACCTCCTCACGGTCATCAACGACCCCCGCCGTCCGTCGCAGTACATCAAGACGACGGTGGGCATCGGCGGCGTCCCGTCGGGCCTCCTCGGCTCGCACGTGGACGACGAGAACAACGGCACCGGCAACGGCGTCCTCACGCACTTCCAGTTCGCGCTCGCGAACCAGAACATCCTCGACGGCAACTACCGCCTCATCGCGGGCGGGACGCAGCACAACGATCAGGCGCAGGCCCCGTCGAGCGGCGTGATCAACGGCACGAACGCGGCCTTCGTGCTGACGCTCCTGAACTCGCCGGTCCTCGACGGCTCGCTCAAGCTCTTCTACGCGCAGACGCCCGACGTGATCGCGATGGTCGCGCCCGTCGTCGGCGCGATCGACGGCGTGAACACGGCGTTCACGATCCCGGCCGGCACGCTCGGCTCGGCCGTCTACCGCGAGAACGCCGTCTTCAAGATCCGCTACGCGGCCACGGCCGGCGCTTCGCCGCAGACGCTCGCGGGTCCGTTCGGCTCGCCGACGATCTACAACCTCGCGACGACGCCGCTCGCCAACACGCCGGTCCACCCCGGCTCGGTGAGCATCGCCGTCAACACGGTCGCGAACGGCCCCCAGGTCATCACGGACGACGGCCAGGGCAACCTCACGAACCCGCTCGCCCTCTCGGCGCCCGGCACGATCGACTACGCGACCGGCGCGATGACGGGCACGACGCTCCAGCTCAACACGGGCTCGTCGGTCGTCGCGACCTTCTCGATCAGCAACTCGATCACGAAGGCCGCCTCGGCGAGCAACGTCGCGCTCGGCGTCGCGCTCGCGGGCTCGCTCGGCGCGGGCACGAACACGATCGACCTCGTGGACTCGGCGACCGCGCCCACGTCGAACGGCCTCATCGACTTCGTGACGGCCGTGGCGCCGCTCAACGGCTCCACGATCTACATCGACTTCGTGCGGACGGGCATCATCAACTCGTCGCTCGCGGGCGTGCTCACGGGCGACGTGAACCTCGGCCCGACGCACACGGTGGACTTCGCCAGCGGCCTCTGCACCTTCACGACGAGCGCGCCGCCGAAGACCGGCACGACGATCGACGCGACCTACCAGACGGGTCTCGTCGTGACGGACAACGGCCTCGGCAAGCTCATCGGCGCGGTGAACCCGGCCGGCGTGAACACGATCGACTACGCCACCGGCGCGGTCGATGTGACGTTCTCGTCGGCGCCGCTCAACGGCTCGCCGCTCCTCTCGACCTACGACGTGCTCGCCCAGTTCCTCGACTTCCCCCTCACGGGCGGCAGCGACGGCTCGGCGATCGGCCGCAACGACATCTCGGCGGCGTCGCTCGAAGCGTCGAAGAAGGGCATCTACGCCTTCGATCTCTTCGAGGAGCCGCTCAACGTCGTCGTGCCCGACTTCGAGGGCTCGCAGTTCGTCCAGTTCGACCTCGTCCAGTTCGCGAAGAACCGCCCGGACCTCCGGTTCCTCATCATGGGCTTCGCGAACGGCACGAAGGTCGATGAGGCGATCAAGTACGTGCAGGTCACGCAGGCGTGGGACGAGAAGATCGGGGCGATCTACTACCCCAACATCTACTTCGTCAACCCGGCGACGGCCCGCCCGGTCCTCATGCCGATCACGCCGCTCGTCGCGGGCGTCTACGCGAAGACGGCCCACAACAAGAACGTCGGCAAGGCGCCCGGCGGCGTCGAGGACGGCGCGCTCGACTCCGATCAGGTCGTGGGGCCGGAGTTCAAGGTCGAGCTGAAGGACCGCAACAAGCTGTACCAGGCGAAGATCAACCCGATCATCGACTCGAACGGGACGGGGATCGCCGTCTGGGGCGTCCGAACGCTGTCGACTGAGCGTCGCTGGAGGTACGTGAACACGCGCACCCTCCACGACTTCCTGATGTACACGACGGCGCTCCAGCTGGAGTGGGCGGTCTTCGAGAACAACGGCCCGCCGCTCTGGGTGAAGATCACGACCGCGCTCCGGGGCTACTACGGGTCGCTCTTCCGTCTCGGCTACTTCTCGGGCGACACCGAGGACGAGGCGTTCTCGATCAAGTGCGACTCGACGAACAACAACCAGAAGACGGTCTCGCAGGGGAAGGCGATCATCGACATCGGGTTCGCCCCCAACACCCCCGCCGAGTTCATCATCTTCAAGCTCGCCCAGCCCGTCGGCCAGCAGGCGAACCTCGTCTAGTAGGCCCCGAGCACAGAGACAGAGGAGACCAAGATGGCACGCGCGGCAGCGACCGACCCCTACCTCAACTTCCGCTTCCACGTCTCGGACCCGGCCGGCGGGAACCTCGATCCCGTCGCCGGGTTCACGAACGTCGCCACGCCCGAGATCAGCATCGAGCCCGCGCCTTACCGCGAGGGCGTCATGCGCTGGACGCAGAAGTATCCCGGCGTCCAGTCGGTCGGCGAGATCCAGCTCACGAAGGGAACGGTCCGGCGCGAGTCGGACTTCTTCTCGTGGGTCCTCCGGGTCATCAACGGCGGCGTGACGGAGTACCGCACCGACCTGATGATCATGGAGTTCCACATCACCGACGAGTTCGGGATCAAGGGCGCGCCCTCGCGCATCATGCGCGCGCGAGAGTGCTGGCCCCAGGCGACGAAGCCGATGGCCGACAAGGACGCCTCGGGGTCGGAGGTCGCGCTCCAGACCCTCACGATCTCCGTCGAAGAGGTCGAAATCGAGATCGTCCCGGCCGCCGCGTAGTTCGCACCCGCACCCGCTCGCGCAGGAGAGAACCGACCATGAGCCTCCTCGACCGTCTCATGCCCTCGAAGCCGGCGCCGTCCGCGCCGGCACCCGCACCCGTGCGGGAGGACAAGAGCCTCGGCGCGCGCATCGGCGCCAAGACGCTCACCGAGGCGGCCGAGGCGGCGCCCGCCGCGCGCCCGCTCTGGGAAGACCTCATCGCGAAGCCGATGCGGTTCTGGAGCGCGCGCGAGATCCAGTACGCGATCGAAGACCTCGCGACGGCCGCCGAGCGGTTCCAAGACGGCGAGGGCCGCTTCGGGATGGTGAAGTACTCGCGTCGTCGCAAGGACGACAACTGCGAGGACGAGAAGAAGGGCAAGGAGCTTCTCCTCGCGGCCGTGAAGGAGCTGCGCGGCGCCGCCAACTCGATGAAGAAGTGCGCCGACCACTGCGACTCCGACTACTGAGCGCGCCATGAGCTTGCTCGATCGCGTCATGGCCGACGCGCGAATCGTCGAGGCCGTCGGTGGCGAGCACCAGTCGCACGCGGCGGCGCTCCACGCCAAGACCGGCGGCGAGCTGGCACACAAGCCCCACTATTCCATAGTGAGGCACCCGACCGTCTCCCGATCGGATCGGGAGGCCCATCTCAGGCGCGCGGGCTTCGTGTCCCACACCCCTCCGACGGTGGTTCGGGGCGAGTTGGAGCACGCCACGATGAAGCACCCGACGAGCGGGGTCGTCGCCTCGCTGCAAGACAAGAAGACCGTCTTCTTCAAGAAATGAGCCTGCTCGATCGCGTCAACGCGCGCCCGCTCGCCGAGAGCGAGGACCACCCCGACCCGGGCCATAGCATCGGCGCGTGGCTCCGCGAGAAGCGCGAGGCGGGGCTCCCGAAGAAGCTCACGAACGAGGCGGTCTCGAAGAAGATCCCCATGTTCGTCGAGGGCTCCCCCTCGAAGGACGACCACAAGTGCGGGGGCTGCCAGTTCGCCGTGCCCGGCCCGCGCGAGTGGACGTGCTCGCTCGTCTACACGACCGTCGATCAGAAGAACGGCTCGTGCGCCTACTGGTCGGGCGGCGAACCGAACCGAGACGCCAAGTTCGCGACGCGCCAGATGAGCGCCGATGAGGCGCAATACGTCGAAGTCCCGGCCGGGATGAAGATCAACTGCGCGTCGTGCAAGTTCTACCGGCAGCTCGACGTGGTGGAGCAGATCGGCACGCTCGCCGAGGGCGCCGACTCGAAGCACACGGGCGCCTGCGCGCTTTTCCACGGGCGCGTCCACACGTACGACTGCTGCATGGCGTGGAACAACCGCGCCGCGAAGATGCCGGGGTAGAACGCCGGCTCGTGGGAGAACCCATGACCCCTCCGTCGAACGTCGAGCCGCCGCCAGCCCCGGCCCCGCTCGTCACGCCCGCCCAGACGCGCAGCTTCGAGATCGACCTCGTGGTCGTCACGAACAAGATGATCGAGGGCCTTCTCGACAAGCGCCCCGCGCTGTCGAGCACCGACCGCCGCGCGCTCGAACGGGTCGCGAAGGTCCGGTGCGCCGAGATCCTGAAGCGCGCCGCCGTCGAGTGCGGCGACGCGATCAACGGTCTCGGCCCGGGGGTGAAGCAAACCTCCTCGTAGGGTAGGATGGGTCCCGGGAGGCGCCCGTGGCTCGCTCGATCGCGATGGACCCGTTCCTCGCGCACAACTTCGCGCTCATCGACATCCCGGTGCAGGCGCTCCTCCCGACCGCGTTCCCGATCAAGCTCCTCCAGAGCGCGCTCACGTCGGGCACGTTCATCGGCTTCTCCCGAATCTCGTTCCCCCAGCTCTCGATCGAGACGAAGACGATCAAGGAGGGGAACTGGCCCATGCTCCACAAGATCCTCACCGGCTTCACGGACGGCGGTGAGGTCCAGCTGGAGCAAGCCGTCCTCTCGATCAACGCCGACATGTACTTCTGGTTCGAGCAGGCCCGGTGGGGCCGGATCGCGCCGCGCCGGCACTTCCTCGTCATCCACACGCGCGCCGACAAGCGAATCCCGCAGCGGCTCCTCTACCTCGAAGGCTGCATCCCGACGGGCTGGAAGCCGGGCTCGGACCTCGCCGGCTTGAGCAGCGAAGTCGTCGTCGAGACGCTCACGATGTCCGTCACGAACGCGACCATCATCCCGCTGCCCGTCCCGACGGCGAAGCCGAACATGCCCTCCTTCCCGAACGTCTAACCCATCGAAAGCCCTTGCCACTCCGATGTGAGTTCAGTATCCTCAGATGCCGTCTGAGGAGGATCGCTTCATGGCTGGTGGCAAGGGGCGGCTCAACTTCGTCATCGCCGAAGGCAACGACGCGCGGCTTGAGACCTACTGCGAGCACACCTCGCGCAACTCCTCCGACGTGATCCGCCAGCTCGTGAGCGAGTGGATCGAGGGCGACCGGAAGCTCAAGGAGCCCGCGAAGTCGCACCCCACCGGCCAGCGCACGAACATCCCCCTCGGCTACGCGACCCTCGCGGCCATCGACGAGAAGGTTCGCGCCGAGAAGCACGCCACGGTGAGCGCGGTCATCAACGCGCTCCTCGCCGACTTCCTCGCCAACCGGGCGACCGACTCCCCCGAGGAGAAGGTGACCGTCCACGTGGCGCTGCCGGTGTCGGTCTACACGCTCCTCTCGGCGCAGTGCGCGCACGAGAAGACCACCATCGAGGCCCGTCTCGCGACCGAGGCGGGCGTTATCGCAGCCAGCGCGCGCGGCAGCCGTTCCACCGCGAAGTCCAAGGGAGGCAAGTAGGATGGCCGGCATCACCGACGTTCCGGGCGTCGAGGTCTTCGGCAAAGGCCGGGGCGAGTTCCAGCTCCCGTGCGGCTTCGTCGATGAGAACGGGAAGGTCTTCAAGAACGTCGTCCTCCGCGAGCTGACCGGCGCGGAAGAGGACATGATGGACGACGACTCGGTGCCGAGGCACACGAGGACCACGAACGTCCTCACCGCGTGCTGCGAGCAGCTGGGCACCATCACCGACAAGGACAAGATCCGCACTCTCATCGCGGATGAGCCCAAGGTCGGGAAGGGCGTCACGTCCACCGACCGCATCGCGCTCATGGTCTTCCTGCGGCGCATCTCGCTCGGCGACATCTACAAGTTCGAGCGCCGGTGCCCGTGCCCGCGCCAGCACGTCTGCAAGAACCGCACGCTCGACCTCCGCACGATCAAGATGACCTCCGTGCCCGAGGACCGCGTCGGCAAGCGTCGCGTCGAGGTCACGCTCCCGCGCTCGGGCAAGAAGGCGGTCCTCCGCGTGATGACCGCCAAGAGCGAGGGGGCGCTCGTGAGCCTTCGGCCCACGACGAAGGATCTCCGCTCGGTCGCGATCACGGCGCGCGTCGAGTCGATCGACGGCCACGTCCTCGACAACCCGGCCAGCGCGCTCGAAGAGGTCAAGGCGCTCCCGCAGGCCGACCGCGAGTTCATCCGCGAGGTCTACGACAAGATGGAGGCCGACGTGGACACCTCCGTCGAGGTCCAGTGCGACCACCCGATGTGCGCCGCCGAGTTCTCCTTCCCCCTGGAGCTGGGACAGAGTTTTTTCTCGAACGGGGAGGAAGGTGGGGTTACGGAGAAGGAGCTGCGCTGGCTGTAGGCCCCGCGTTCCACGCCTTCCTTCCCCTCGGCCATCGAGCGAAC